ATGAAATATTAGAACGGCTGCATCTGCGGCCGTCATTCAACTCTGCCATCAGTCTTGCCGCCTGTTTCAGCGAAAAACAACCCGCGCGCAAAGTTAGCCAAGCGCAGCGCCGTAAGGCTGCTGCTCGTCGCCGTATTGAAGCCCATCAGGAGCGCATTGCTATCGCGCAATCACTTGGTTGCAGCCCTCGGGAATTGGGGGAAATAGCACTATGAGTACAATTATCAATATTGCGCTGACACCAAAACAGCGCCATGAGCTAGCAACAACAGCACAACGCCTGCGGGTAGATATTTCTAAACACCCTCTAGTTATTGAACTTTGCGACTCGCTGATCGATGCCAATAACATAATAGACATCATCGCAAAGCTAGCCAATGCAGGCGACTTGGAATCTATTAAAGCTGTAGCAAAACCGGCAGAAGAAAATCCGCTATCTGAGATTGTAACCACCCAAGACACATCAGTGTTGGAAAGTGTTTTGATTCCAAAGGTTAAACCAATCGAATACGAGTTTTTACGCATACAGTGTGTCACACAAAGTAATCGTTATTCAGAGATACGCGATAGAGCAGCTTTAAATGGGGAGCATAAGACTGTCGTTGATAACTGGCAGCGTTCTATCGATGAAGTAAACCGCCTGGAGCAGTTCTTTGCGCAGCTGATTGAAAAGTGCGGAGGATGGTATGAAAACCAATGAAGAATTTTCCCTACGTATTACCAACGGCCCAGCAAAAGGCCGTTATTTTGACGATATGATTGACGAGGTAGGTGGCCTATGACCACCTACGCAGCAGAGCTACTGCACTATGTCATTTGTCATCTAAACATAGAAAGCCGCAATCTGGCAGAGCGAACTGCGCAGGCGGAAGCCTATCTGGATGCCAATATCGGGCAAGACTGGCGCAGTAGAACAGCTACCCCTGTCGCTGGCACATGTATCATTGCTGACACAGGCGAGGAAGATTGATGGACCTCGCTAAATTTGAGCGCCAGGCCGGGTTAGCTACCTCGGCCATTTTTATTAACTACAAACAGCGCGATGATCTGCGCTGGTGCTTGCAGCAACTGGAATGGCTACCGGAAGACATTGCCACCACGTTATTTGTTGATTACCTGAGCCGCTACAAACGCAACGAGCGCAGCGCCAATATATGGTTGCGTACTCGCTGCGAAACCATGCACAAAATCCTCAAGCGGTTCCCTGTGCCGCTAATTCATATGAGTACCGAAACCCGCCGAGCGGCATTGGCTCGGGAATGGGCGGACCGCTGTCAGTTGCTGCTGCACCGAATGACTGACTACGGTCACAAGCAGGTAGATGCAAAAGAACTGATCTCTGCCGTGCGTCAACCGGCTGACCAGTGGGGTATCTGCCCGGCACTGCCATCATTTGAAGACTATGAAGCACGTAAAGCGGCTGGTGAGTTTGAACGCGATCCAAGCTTCTATAATGCCGTGTTGGGGGCCGTCTGCCGCCTTAAAGACGACAAATGGTGGACTCGTCAGCTTGAGCGCATTTGGCGACGGTACCAAGAACATGCTGCCATTGTGGTAGGGAAGGTTCGCTCGGGTGTATCGCCATACGTTTCCAACAAGTCACTGCGCGACTACAAAGCGCGAAAACAGATAGCGCAGGCATGGTTGAACGGCAACTTTGTGATCAACCGTGATCATGATTTGGAGATGTTGTTAACTGATGCTGTGGCTGCCAGTGTTGCCAATCCTCAGAATCGCCGTAATGAACTCATGGTGCGGATGCGTGGTTTTGAAGAATACGCTAAGGATAATGACTACGTTGGCGAGTTTTACACCTGGACGGCACCGAGCCGATTCCACAGTTATGTCAAAAGTAAAAAGGGAACAAGTCACGCCAACAAGCGTTATCAGGGCGCCAGCCCAAGAGTTACCCAGCGTTACCTATGCCACCAGTGGGCTAAATGCCGCGCTGCGCTGGCACGTAATGAGGTTAAATTTTTCGGTTTCCGTGTAGTAGAGCCGCATCATGATGGCACTCCACATTGGCACTTGCTTCTATTTGTGAAGCCAGAGCAGTTGCGTTTGCTGCGTTCCATTATGCGCCGCTATGCCCTACAGCATGACAAAGCTGAGCTGGCACCACCGAAGGGACATCGTGGGCGCAACTTTCAGGGATACCGCCCACGCTTCGACTTTAAAACCATTGACCCCGAGCGTGGCAGCGCCACGGGCTACATTGCCAAATATATCGCCAAGAATATCGACGGTGCATATGTCGCAGATGATTTTGAGGCTGAAAGCTCAGGTATTCATGGTGCCGAAGGTGTCGCCGCTTGGGCTAGTCTTTGGGGGCTGCGTCAGTTCCAGCAAATCGGTGGCCCATCTGTCACGGCATGGCGTGAATTACGCCGAATCCGCGAACCCCTGAACAGCGAAGACATTCTCGAAACTATCCGCCGCACCGCCGATAACGCCGACTGGCAGCGCTTCATTGAAACCATGGGCGGCGCTTGCCTGCCACGTGCCCAGCGCCCTGTAAAACTGATGAAAGCGATAGATGAAGCTGCAAACCAGTATGGCGAGGACATCACCCGCCTGCGCGGTGTCATGTCCGCCACTTTAGGGGCAATTACCAGAATCGAAGGCTGGGAGATTTCACGGCAGGGACTCGGACAGACAGACGGCTCCGCTGTTGCTTTTGAAAGCGGCGACAGCCGCGCAGCTTGGAGTTCTGACAATAACTGTACGCGAGGATCAAAAACACCAGAAAAGGATCAGCGATTGATCGCTGAACTTAAAAAACTGGGGGTTGAAGCGTGTGATCTTGCGCTACTGCGACAGGGGGCCGTTATCAATTCCGAGGGATCCTTAATTCGCTTGCGCCGCTCAGGTCAAACCGGGGCTGAAATGCTCATCGTCAGCCGCGCAACCGATGCCGCCGAAGAAAATAACGCCGATTTTCATGATCTAGACGCCATCACCGAGGCCGAGCAGCGCCAATACATCGCCACAGAACGCCAGCGCCTACGCCGCGAAGCGTGGAAGCTGATGGAAGAACACCAAGACGGCGACATAGAGGACTGGATCAACAACCAGAGCAGCATTGAGCTATCGCAGCTCGCCATCGAACAACTTACCGACGTGCTGGAACTGGAGCGCATCGAAACCGCAATGCACAACAAACGCCAGCGCCAGCAAACACAGCAACAATATTGGGAGGACGTTGAAGACTATGCCGACTTCTAGCTGCATTTATGACATGAACAATCAAGAAGACAGGGACCGATACGCCGCAGAGCAGCTTAAAAGCCGCCAATGCTTTGAGCGCTTCCAGCGCTGTAGAAATATGCTCGACAGCAGCAGATCACGCCAGCAAATCATCGCCTGGTTAGACTGCCTGCAGCCAGCAGAACGGGAACGCTGCCGACAGGTACTTAACGACATTAAAAATGGCCGCAGAGCAAAAGCGGAGATGAATACATGATGCAAACATTGCTAAGAGGTATCGAACAGGAAGCGACGATCATGGATTTAATCAGCCTCACTGATATTACCAGCGAAGGCATTATAGGTGGCCTGGTAGATTACTACGTGCGCGGCCATAACTTGACCACATCTGCCGCCTTGAACGGCCAAACTAAAGGCAACTTAGGTACCGCAAAAGCTACATTAGAAGCCAAAGCCGCGATCGTGTACCGCATCAACGAACGAGAGAATACACGAAAAGGTTATGGGTTCACTCAGAACAATTTGCAAGTGGAGTTAAACCAGTGATCATTACCGCTACCACTCAAGTGAATATTAGTCAGCAAGAGATAGACCGCATTACCACCGCTAGGCTTAATCAGTTTTGGCTGCGGATGAATGTGACTGCAGATAGTTTGCGTATAGAAAACGGTAACCTAGTTGTAGATTACACCGTAGCCGGCGGGCATGAGATTAGCGAAGTATTGCGCAAAGCTACCGAGCTGGACAGAGCAATATTCACCGTAATGAAAGCACTAAACGCCCCATACCACACTTTTTAGACCGTGCAACCCTTCGACTGAAACGAACATCGTTTTCAATGAAAACGGTATTTATTAGCTCGTTTCAGCCGAACGATCATTAACTTGTTTTTACATGTTTAGATATCCACACGCAGCTTCTTTTGCGATTGAAATGCACATAGTTGCGCGATTAAAAATCTGTGGATAATAGGTTATGCCATTTGGCGAATGAACAAGTAAGGAGTTGTACTTATGTGTATATGCTTGAAGCTACAGCAGATCGGTTTGCTGGCTGAACTAATGGCGAATACAGCCGTTTCTGAGCGTGATAAAAATGCTGCTAATGCATTAATTGCAGAAATATCAGTTACGCCTTGCAAGGAGTTTTCATTGAAAACACCGACGAGCCCAAGCAATGTCACGGCAACAGGTCAGTAATGGCCTTTAGGTGATACATAATTTTTTGTCGTTCTTGAGCAGACAGCGATAGTGGAGCTGTCTGCTCATAATCCAATAATTCAGCCAACGGCACGTTGAGCACATCAGCAATTGCCAGCAAAACAGATAAACGCATGTCATAACCGCCTTCAATTTTCCCCATTGTTCGTTCCCCAATTCCGATTTCTGTTGCAAGCTCTAACTGAGTCATTTTAAGCCGCTTTCTATGATGGCTAATCCGTTTCCCGATCAGAGCAAATCTGATTGCCATATTACGCACATTCCCGTGAAGGATGACTTTGAGCCGTAGAATTTTACCGAAATTAAAAGGAGTTCCAGCAGTTTTTTGCGGTTTGTGTCTGAGAAAAAGTATTAATATCAAAATGTAACGGATCGTAGTAATCAGACGGAGTTGTGAATATGCACATGCTGATAGATCAATTGGATATCGTAATTGGCGCCATGGAAAGTGCTACCACTGAGAGAGAGAAAGATATAGCCATCAGCCTTTTTGTGTTGATTGTGGAACATTATAAAACGGCTATTCGTCAACCATGATCATCAAATAGTTATTGAAGTAGAGTTATTGGGGTTATTCTAATTTGACGATATGGTTAATTGGGGTTATTATAACTCCATATTAAACAGGTGGGAGGTTTAGTGAAGAGTGCAGACCTGATTAAGCTTTTGGAATCCAATGGATGGCAGCTTGTCAGCGTAAGAGGAAGTCACCATAAATTTAGACATCCAGATTACGAAGATCCTGTGGTAGTTCCTCACCCAAAGAAAGATTTAGGTAAGGGATTGGTTCAAAAGCTAAAACGGCAGGCGGGGCTATAAGCCCCTCCTTATCCCTCACTGAACTGATAGAAGTAAGTAATGGAGCAAAGTTATGTTATATCCCATTGCAATTGAAATTGGCGATACCGACGTGGCATATGGTGTGGCATTTCCTGATTTGGCTGGCTGCTTCTCTGCGGGTGACACTTTAGAAGAGGCGTTATCCAATGCTAAAGAAGCCGCGGAGATGTATTTAGAAGACTTGGCTGAACGTGGAAAATTACCGCCTCAAGCAGGTGATTTGGCAACATGGCAGAAAGATCCTGAATATCAGGGCTGGGCGTGGGCAGTTGTGGACGTAGACATTGAGCCATACATGGGTAAGGCTGCAAAAATCAATGTCACGTTGCCAACTTTAGTGACAAAACGCATTGATGATATCGTTAAGCAGATGCCGGAATATAAAAGCCGCAGCAACTTTTTGCAGATAGCAGCAATGCGCGAGTTAGCACGTAGTAAAGAGCATAGTGAGAGTGCAGCTTAAATTGAGGCGGAAGCGTTTTTGTTTCCATATAGCCGTTGTGCGCAGTGGCTCATAGGTAGTGTTACTTTGCCAGGGGTTTTTATGGCCGGTGGCACTACCATTCGTTGCACTTCTTCAATTGCAACAAACGACATACCACAAGGTTTTTCACCTTCGATATTGCTGCACACGTACAAACGTTCACGAGTACAGTCACTCATTTGTTTAGTTCGGCGCAAGTGAGCCCTGCCCCCACAGTTAGGACAGTACATACCATTTCCGTTACCTTTGCTCATGTTACTAAGTCCTCATTGTTATTGCGCACATCTGTAACGCATGATAATTGGTTAATTTATTTAAATATTGTATCAAAAAACAATCATGTGAATAAATCTTAAAAATCAATTTGAATTGTTTTTGCTGTCATTTGATAAGTTGTTTCTTACCTCAAACTCCAACTGACTCGTATAACCTGAGTCTCTGACCTCGTGCCGTACATTGACCAGCAGCCAGCCGAGCTGGTCAATCTCCTGCTTGAAGCCTGATACCGTCACCGGACATTCTGGGAACAGTGTCGGATCTCCTTTTGCCAACGTTAACTGCAGACGCGCTACACCGCGCTGCAATTTGTCCCATTCTGCCCGGGCGGCACGTTTGGCGTTCTCTTTGCTGGCATAGATGTGGCGCAGGATTTTTACGTTGTCGTCATCACCAATCAGCACCTGTTTGTCATTCTTGGTCGATTGTCGCTTGGCAGTGAGGCTCTGGCGTTTTGCCCCCTTGGTGTCCTGCCAGTAGGCAATCACCCCAGAATAGCTTTCGCGGTCGGCCACATTAAAGCTGTGACGGTCGCCGCTGCTGCGGGTAATGGTGCTGACCGGGAGCGGTTGCCCGCTGCCGCTTTGGGCCTGGCCGGCTTTGATAAACAGCAGGTTGTCAGCTTTGACGGTCGCGATAGCATCAAACTGCTGCGCCAGCCGGGTGAGAAAGCCGGCATCGGATTCGCTGGCCTGGTCAATATGGTCAATCAGTTCGCTGGCAAGGGCCTGGGTTACCACCGCTTTGAGCGTATGGCGGTTGGCGATGGCATCCACCAGGGTTTGCACGGTGACGCCATGCCAGCTTTGCTCCTGCAGTTTTTGCAGACTGCCACGCAGATTGGCGGCATTGCCGCGCAAGGTGAGCACATCCGGGGGACCGCTGTGGCTGATTTCATCAATGGTGTAGCGGCCTTTATCCACCAGTCCTTCCCCCTGCCAACCCAGCAGTACCTGCATGCTGGCCCCTTTGCGGGGTAACTGCAGTTGGCCGTCACTGTCATCCAGTTGCAGCTCCAGGGTATCGGCCTCAAAGCCGCGCTTGTCTTCCAGTGTCAGGCTGATAAGTCGTGGCCGGAGTTTGCTGCTGATATCCTTGCCATCCACCACAATACGGTAATCCGGCTGCATTACAGGTTCCTCAAATCGCGCAGCAGGTTAATGCTGCTGGTGAGCTGTAGCAGACCGGGCAAGTCCTGCTCGTCCACCCGTTTTAACTCAATGGAAAACTCAATCTTGCGCGGGGCGCCATCATCAAAAAAGGCGCTACGGCTGCGACTGATTTTCTCAATGACGTAATGACCATAGACCTTGCCGGTGCCATCAATCAGCGGGTAGGGTGCGCCCTTGTCGGCCATCTTCACCAGTAGTCCCAGCGTGAGGTCATTGCCGGTAATTTCCGGTACCAGTACCCCGCTGAGCGTCAGGGTTTCATCCCCGGGGCCCAGGAACTGGCTGACCGGTCTGGCATTGACCCGGGCATTGCTGGGGTGGCGCCACAGCATAGTCTGCTCGGTGCTCTGAAATGGCACGGTTTTACGGCTAAACACAAAATACCCCAGGGTCATCATCATGGTGGTTACTCCAAATCCTGCAGGCAACTGCGAAGGCGCGCCTGCTGCTGTTGTTCACGGCGGTCCAGCTCTTGACGCAATAGCGTCAGGATGGCCTGGTTATCCATGCCGGGTTGCGTCTGGATGGTGATAGGTGCATTGATACCGGCATCGATGTAAACCGCTGCGGGTTGGCTCGGCCGAGGGTTGGCTCCCCGCGCGTGGGTCAGGGTCAGTGGTGGTGTTTCTTGCGCGCCGGGTGTAGGCAGTTCCGTCTCGTTGGCGGTTGCCAGCATTGGTGTGCTGGCAAGCCCGAGCGATAGCGTGGTGGCCTTGAGGGTTTTACTGAGACTTGCCACCGACTGCAGCGGAGTGCCGCTCGAGCGCTCAAGTCCTAGGGATAACCCCTGCATGGTGTAGTCACCAATGGCGGCAAATACCCGGCTGGGCGAGTGAATACCCAGCAGGCTTTTCACCCAAGCCACCGAGCCGTTGATGATGTTGCCCAGTGAATCCTTGAGGCCGGTAAACTTGCCCTGGATGCCGGCAATCAGCCCATCCATGATGAGGCCGCCTAAGGTGCTGAACTGCTGCGGCAGGCTGCCCAGAAAGGCTTTGATGTCGGCAAAGTGACTGGCAATAAATCCCATGGGTGACCAGCTAAACACCTGCTTGATAACATTCCAGCCAGCCACGAATCCTGGCTTGATGGCGTCCCAGAACTGCAGCAGGTATTGTTTAACACTGTCCCAGTGGGTGACTAACAGATAGCCGGCGGTCACCAGCCCAGCAATCCCCAACACTATCCAGCCAAACGGCGTGGTGAGTAGCGCCACCGACAGACTCCGTATCCCCAGCAGCAAGCCCTTGAACAGTCCGGTGACCAGTCCCAGCCCACGGCCAAGGGCGGGCAGTGACTTGATGCCGAGCACACTGGCGCTGTAGCGCAGCATGGCAAAGGGACCGATTAAGCCGGCTATCATCACCGCTAGCCCGCCGCCAGCAGCGGCCAGAGTGGAGATAGCCAGTGCGCCCTTGAGCAGGCCACTCGCCAGTGCCGGGTTGGCCTTTACCCAGCCGCCGATGGCACGCACCACGTCGGTAATGTCCCGGACAAGGGCACGGAGGTTATCGCTATCGCCTTCAAACAGCTGGATACGCACATCATCCACGGCGGAATAGAGCGTATCTAAATCGCCCTTGATGTTATCGGTCATCACCTGGGACATCTGTTTGGCTACGCCCCGGCTTTCGGTAGCAAGCTGCTTGGCATACTTGGCAAAGCCCTGGCTGCCCGCCTGGCCTATCAGTTCATTCATGCCGCTGGCAGCTTCTTCACCAAACAGGGTCTTGTAGATGCTCAGACGGTCAGCGGAGCCCATCTTTTCGGTGGCCTTGGCAACATCGGTCATCACCGCGATGATGTTGCGCATGTTGCCTTTAGCGTCTTTGGTGTTGACGCCCAGTTCCTCGAACAGTGCCTTGGCCTGTTTGGTGGGGCCGGCCAGACGGTTGAGCATGGCGCGCAGTGCGGTACCGGAGTTGGACGCTTGGATGCCGATGTTACCGAGCAGGCCCGCCGCGGCGGCCGCTTCGGAAAGCTTCATGCCGGCCGTTTGCGCAATCGGCCCCATGTACTTCATGGTTTCGGCCAGCATCGCCAAGTCCACGTTAGAGGTGGTCATGGTCAGTGCCAGCACATCGGCCACCTGGGTCATCTCACTGGCTGGCAGCTTGAACGCGGACAGGATGTTGGAGCTGATGTCGGCGGTGCGGGCCAGGTCAATATCTCCCGCCTTGGACAAATCGAGCATGGACGGCATGGCCGCCCGAATGCTCTCAGGAGTAAAGCCGGCCATGGCGAGGAACGCCTGACCGCGGGACACATCGGTGGCAGTAAAACTGGTATCTGCCCCCAGTTGCCGGGCCTGTTGGCGCAGCGCTTTAAGCTGCGGGCTGTTGGCATCCAGGCGGGTGAGTGCCTGCACCTTGGATTGGGCAGTCTGGTATTCCACTCCGGGTGCCAGCAAGCGCGCTCCGGCATATAAGCCTGCACCACCGGTTGCCATGGCTGCGGCACCTTTGCCGGCGAGGCTTGAGGCAACGGCTCGGCTGTTGGTCAGTTGCTGGCGCGCAGCGTTGAGCTTTTTCTGCTGGGCAGAAAGCTGCGCTAACCGGTCTTTTTGTTGCTTGAGCTGGTCATTGGCGCGTGCCAGTGACGCGGAGAGTTCCCGCTGATAGCGGCTTAAGTGACGGGTATCAATGCCCGCTTCACGCAGGGCAGTGCGCTGCCGCTGCTGTGAGATGGCCAACTGTTGCTGCTGGGTCTTGAGCCGTACCGTTTCACGCTGCGCCGCGGCATAACTGCGGGTCAGGGATTTACTTGGTGCGGTGCTGGCCTTCATCTCCTGCGCCAGCCGGGCCATCTGGTCCCGCGCTTCTTTAAGCTGCACCGAGGTCATGCCTAGCTGCTTGGCGGTGTTGCGATAGCCCTGTACCTGTCGGGTCTGCTGCTCCAGCTGCTTTACCTTGGCGCGGGTTTCCTTGAATGCCTGCTGGGTGTTGAGTCCGGCGCCGCGCATCTTTTTCAGTGGCGCGGTGACCTTGTCAACGGCGGCTAAAATCACCTGGAGCTGTAATCTATTCATCGGCATTCTCGGC